TTACTTTGTATTGGCTTTCATATGCTCGACTACTTTCTTCCAGGTATCTGTTCCACAGATTCCATCCACTGTGATCTTTACGTTCTTCTGAAATGCTTTCAGTGATGTATCTGTATCGTTTCCGAAATCACCATCCACCTTTACTCCGAGCATGGCCTGCAGCATGGATACAGCAGTTCCTTTGCTGCCCTTCTGGATCACCGGGAACTGGGCTTCGATCTTGTCAGTTAATGTTACTGTGTTCTTTGTTGTCGTATTCTTCACTGTCGTTGCTCCCTTCATATATGCTGCAGTCTTTTTTACAAATTCCGGCCAGCGTCCTTCTGCCTGGATCCGGCGCGGGCAGTTCTTCCTGGAAGCATCATAGTGGCGTTTCAGGCGATCTGTTCCCCAGCCGTACTGTTTCAGAAGCTGTGCTGCCAGCTGCTCCGCCTTATCTACCGCTTTATAGTAGTCTGTTTCCGGATTTACGCAGATCTCAATGTTGATGGAATTACGGTTTGTGATGCCGTATTTTCCTTTTCCGTCTCCTACGGCCCAGGCTCCGTCATTGTGATCGAGTGTCTGGTAGACAGACTTGGAATCTACATAGTAGTGCACAGTTCCGGCCAGATTGCCGTTTTTCATTGCTGTAGCATGTGTTTTTGCATCCGCTCCCTTACTCCAGTTATCCGTTTCATGGATCACGATGTAAGAAGGCTTGTTCTGACCGATATAACAGTTTTTCTTGCTGATCATTTTGATGATGTTCATGGTAGTGCTCTCCTTTTCTGATTTTGATGCCTTAATAGATAATATGCTATTCAGAATATTGATGATCTTCTGTCCGTAATTCCGGCCGGAAGTCCAGCCCTGTCCTTTGGGATTCTCCTGGATACCCAAGTGCTCCACATATTCTGCACAGCCTCTGTTAACGTAGGTATAGCGTGGATCAACGCATTTCTGTTTCAATCTGTCTGTGCAAGCATAGGCCTGCAGGTGCTGGATCTGTGCACGGATGCCTTCTACCGGTGTTCTGAAGCTGTTGCCCTTCATACCGGTTTTAGTTACACCAAGACCGCAGAGGTTATTCTGATCGAGAGTTACTGCTGAGCCTGCAAATGTGAAGTTTCCTGTCTCCAGGCAGCTCTGAGCGAAGGCAATATCTCCGCGAACTCCTTCTGCAGCTCCTTCCGTGATATATAACGGAATCATCTTTGTGACCGAATCGGACACCTTTGGATTTACTTTTTTAATGTAGGCCCGCATCTGCTCGATGCTGGCCTGCGATTTTCCCATGATCTTTAACATATTGTTTCTCCTTTGAAGGTGATCACTCACCTTCTTCTGCCTCTACTTCCGGAATTCCTGCTACGCTGGTAAGTATACTTACCACTCCGGCCACAACTGCTGCCGATACTACCATCTTCCAATCCACTGCCGAAATCACACTACCGGCACCGATCACGCCTACTGCAGTCTGAGCCATTGTTTTCAGTGCCCTGATCCCGGCTCTTTTCAGCCATTTCACAGTATCTACACTTGGTTTGAATACGCAATTTTTAAACATGTCAGTTCTCCTTTCCTTCCAGATCTGAAATCCGGTGGTTCGCTACTTTAATCTGTTCCTCCTGGACTTCCATTTTCTTTTCAAGAAAATATGTCCGTTCCACTACATTATTGTGCTTGTCTACTCTTTTCGTCAGTTCCTCAAGTTTGTATTCCATCAGTGCTCGTGTTTTTTCCTGCTGGCTGTGATTGCTGATCAGGCACACCAGGAGCGTCACAGCTGCACTGATGCAGGATGAAATGATTGTTTCCACTCTACTTCCTTTCTCCGGTGTTGCGCCGGCGCAATTCTAATAAGTACAAAAATAAGAGCCTTTTCGGCTCTGCTCTAATTTTCATAGTCTTCTCCTTTCAAAAAAGAGAGCTTTTCAGCTCTCTAGGTCCTTTAATTTCATATATAAGGTTCCAATGTACATCTACATTCAATTGTACGAGATTTCATCATTGAAATATTGAAACACTGTACTGTGGATATTCCATACAAACTTGTCATCACAAATATTCTCATATTCAGATATGAATACAACATGTCCCTTTGAATTTACCTTATAATCTTTAAAGTTAATTATTCTTTTATCACCCTCCTCGTCCCCTTATGTCCTTTGTACCAAAAAAACATCGGTAACGTCAGTATATTCTACCAACATTACCGATATTTTATTTTTCATGAGAAATAATCTCTCGATTATCATTTAAAATTGCGTCAATCAAATTCTGAAATGACTCCGTTTTTTTATCTTCTGGCATTTCTTTAATAATCTGTATTACTGTTAAATATTTTTCTGTTGAACCCAATCTTTGGTGATAAATACTGAGTTGATTTATGGCTTCTTTATACAACCAGAAAAATAATCCTGCAATTATTTCCACAACAGTTCCTCCAATAACGGATATTACTGAAATATTCCTTTTGAAGAAAACTACCGCTGCTATGCCAAACATATATATAAAGAAGCCTAAGAAGCAAATCAAAAGTGCTGCCGAAAAAGACTTCCTGGCCTGATCTTTACTTATCACATAGTATTCTTTTAATTCCTTCACATTCCTCAACATAAGCTCAAGAACATTATCATTATCTGCATATTTAATTTCAATTCCATCAATTGCTTTCTTGATTTCTACATATTCTTTTTCTTCATCAGCTTTATCATAAGCTTTTTTTGTTATAAATGCTACCACAGCTGATATAACTGAAGCTGTCAATGTAGTTATAGCACCAAATGTATCCATTAAGCCTTCCCTTCTTTCATGTATATTATACAACCAGAAGAATCAATTTCCAATAGTTTTATAAGACAATAGTTTACCGTTTTGTTTTTGAGTCAACTAGCGCCTCTTTTAGTTAATCAGATTTTTTAACCAAGCAGAAATATATTTAGCCATATACCATAATGCTTCTCCAGATTTATCTGAATGTGGGTGAATAGTATCTGGCAACCAACGGTTTAGAAATGTGGTTTCTCTTTCGATACCATCTTCAACCCATATCCCATCAGACCAGTAACCCGTGCATTTTATTTTTTTCTGTGACCAGCCATACATATTCCATGCTTTAAAAAGAGGAAAACTCCATCTTTCCGATGTTTTTATTTGATAATTAGAAATAGCAGGTCTAAGCTGATTTTCATACTCGCCAATCATATAAATTTCAGCTTTCTGATTAAACTCTTTTATTTTTTTCACAATAAAATCAAATGCGCCTTGATAACAATATAGATTTTCAGTGCTTTTAGCCTTTATAATTACTGTTTCAAGTTTATCTGTTTCTGTGGAAAAAGCCACCCTAGAAGCGCCTCGACAATCAATTTCCAAATTTTCAACGGTCTTAGTTATATTTGCATACTCGAATTTTTTCACTTTTCCGTCTGCATCAAAGATGTCATAAATATCATATCCAACATTAAAAACACCGGATAGATATACCATATCAAAACCATCTACATCAATTTCTATTAAATGTTTTCCAGCACTTGTTTTTAATACGCCTTTTTGATAAAACCCTGTTTTTGCTTCCCACGGCATTTCCATTGGTTCATATTGCAATTCTTGTGCATCCGAAATAGTATCATTGTGACCGTGGTCAATAATCCATAAATCTGGAAAATTATTTTCTGTTAGATATTTATTTATTTTTTTCTCGTAAGAGCATGATCTTATAAATTCTTTATCTTCATCTGACAATGTGGATGGAACATTTTTTGTAAATACATCAGTATCATTATAATGGGCAATAATCCATTCCATTTCATCTAATGTATTTGTCAAGCACCTTGATACACCTTCAAAGTTTTCCACAAAACCGTATGGGTTTCTTTCAGAAATCCTATTTTTATTTTTGCAATGCAGGCAAGAGCTTCCTACTGCTTCATTGTATACAGTGGCATCCAGCATTTTCCCGATGTAAACAGGGTAGCTATCTGCAACTTCAATTCCATTTTTTCCACCTGCAGGAATAGAAGTTCCAAGCCACACGATTTTTTTTCCTTTAAGATTGCTTTGATCGATTTCATATTTTCCAAAGACAACGGCAGAATTCAAATTTTGATAAGTTGTACTAATGTATACAGTTTTTGCCTTTTTAGGTACACTGATTGTTTTTTTCGTGCTACCTGTTACTGTAGCAGATACACTCCCAACCAAGACACCGTTATTGGCAATAAATGTTGCGATATCTTTTCTTTGTACAAAAGTGCCATTGACTGTTATAGATATGGCATTCGCAACATCATAATAAATGCTATTATCTACACTTCCTTCCGACCTTACCCCAACGGTAAAAAATATTTTGCTTCTTTTTCCAATGAGTCGTTTAATATATGCTTCTGTCTCTTTTTTTACTGTTGCTTTGTAAAAAACCGATGCGGAATCACAGTCTTCGATTTTACCACCAACCACTACTTTTGTTGCCCCACCTGGCACGTCAATCAAAACATCAATGTCCTTGTCTTGAGTTAACTTTGTCCCATAAGAAACAATGTTATCGTCTTCATTGATAAACGTGTAGTCATTAAAATAAGCACGTCCATTGGCAACAACTCGAATTTGTTTTACATGCTTTGGAATTTCAAAAAACAAAGACACTCCCTGTGTTGTATTATGTTTTTCACCAGAATAATACCCTATTTTACACCATCCTGGAATTGTTATTTCTTCTGTAATATTATTTATATCTGCCTTTAGTGAATCAACATCCTTTTTATTCTGTTCAATCTGCTCTGATGCATCCTCCACGCTTTTCGCAGATTGAGCTGCATTATCTGCAAAAGTCTTGGCACTTTCTGCTGATGCAGAAGCACTTGCGGTGTTACTTGCGACAATCTGAGTGTTTTGGGTTACTGTTTGAGCATTATCTGTAACCGTCTTAGTCGCTGCTTCCACAGCAGTTCTATCATCTGAAACCGTTTTAGCATCTGTTTCTATCTTAGTTATAATTTTTTCGCCTTCGATTTTTACAATATTAACCGAGGTATCCTGCTGGCTGGTAATTGTATTGATTGCCTGTTGCCTCGTACTGTTAATCTCTTCTTTTGCCTGAGATATCGATTCGGACACCTTGTCATCAAATCCTGTGACCTGCACATTGATATTCTGTTCGGACTCAGATGCTGATTTTCTGGACTGCTCTGCGCTCTGGGCGTAGCCTGCGGAACTGTCTCTGCTATTCTCAGCTTCCTGCGCTGCTTGCACAGTGTTGGAATGTAACTGCTGTATATCCGTGTGAGCTGATTCTATTTCCTGCTGGGTCAGCTCTACTGCTGCTCTGGATATCTCAACCTGTTTGGCTTTATTAATCGCATCATCATAGGCTGCGATATATTCCGGTGTCATATCTCCCGGAAGGGCTATCATCTGCCAATGTTCTGAATTATGTCCCGGATCAGGAGCGATTCCTGTGATTGTTGTCTCCAGCTCTGCCAGGCAGAAGTATGAGCCGCCCTGATATGAAACTGCATCAAGATATTCGTAGGCAGCTGAAGAATCATATTCTCCTCTCGGATTTAAGGCAACATTCCCCAAATCGGTTTCTATGTAGTTATTTTCCGTATTCATCTTGTCCTCCTATCACATTTTCAGTCTGTATTTTAAGCGTGATCCAGTTCTCCGGAACCGGATCTTGTCAATCCTTGGATCTGAATACATTTTTAATCTTCCGGCCACAACTTTAAATGCAGCAAAAAAGACATTTCCTGTTTCTCCCTTCAGATCAGCTTTTTTCTGGCGGATGTAACTATCAATGTCTTTCTTTCCATTTTCCACTCTGCCCGAAATAGATGTACCCTCTTTCTCTGCCTGTTTAGCGTAATATTTTGCATTATCTACATCACGTTCTGGATAAAGTTTATGCCCATGTGCCCAGGATTCCGACTCGGTTGCTCTGGTATCTGCCATATGTGCAGCTTCTTTTGCCTGTTTTGTATACTCTTCGGCTGCTGCCAATGTATAATGAAACAGGTCTACATCCTCCGGAGATTCAAACTCTTCCGGAATCGGACGCTTATTCACTGACATTATGACTGTGTTTACAGTCTCTCCTTCTTCTGGCGTGGAAAGATAAATATATACATTTATTGCACGCCTCTGTTTAAGTGCCTCATTCGGGATATCCACGCAAGATACCCCGTCTTTGGTATATCCCGTAGTAACTTTTGCTTCTTCCAATCCTTTCCAGAAGAAATGGACCTCAAAAACGTTGGGTAGATTTAAACCATTAATCTGAAGCTTTTGACCGTAATCATACTGCCACAATTCATCATCTATTGAAATTTCCTCATCCTTTTTCGTAAAATTCGCAATCAGCATTATTTAACCACCCCTTTCAACATTTCCTCTAATTTGTTCAGTCTTTCGTTCAATGTGTTCACTGTATCTTCCAATGTATTAATTCTTTCATTCTGATTCTGAATAACCTTCATCATTGTCGGAATCATCACACGGAAATTCCAGTCTTCCGGTTCTCCTGCTTCATTTAACTGTGTTGCTTCTGGAAAAATATCATACACATCTTCTGCGTAAAATCCGGGCAACTGTTTACCATTCAGCCAGTCAGATTCGTCCAGATAACCCTTTTTGTATTTAAACCATATGACGGGTATATTAAGTATCTTTTCAGCTTCCTCAATAGTCATATCTGATACATGGTCTTTATAACGTTTTGAGGATGATGATAGGTAAGCAACAGTCGCACCATCATTTGCGAATACCATATGACCACCACTTGTAACATGTGTCAGATTATAGAACATAATCCTGTCTGTTCCATCTGAAATACTGCTTGTTCCACAATATATCTTTAGTCCTGACCTAATCACCATAGCGTTGGATTCTGATTTTATCGTTGCATTACCAACTTGAATTGTTCCACTTGAATATAACTTAATTGCGTCGCCGCTTGATTGTAAGTATGAACTATTAATAGTCCACCCCCCAATTTTCGCCCCAATGGAATATAAGTCAGTAACACTCAGCATACCTGCTGAAATACTTTTAGATTTTATATAAGAACCATTAATGTATACTTTTCCATTCTGTAAATAAATTCCCTGTGTTTGTCCATTATTTGTCAGAATGTTAAATATCTGTTCCTGTGTTAATTCACCTGCGTCTTTTCCATCTTCACCGTTTGCACCCCGAACACCAATAATGTGCGGTGATGTGCTGCTGGAAGTGCCATTGGTATAGTAAGTTGTTTGATATGACCACAAATAAGGTTTACTGTTTGTTGGACTTTGCACAGAAGTTGTCCATCCGCTGGTTGATGTGTATACCCCACTGGATGAAGCTGTCGCAAGATAATATGTTGTGATAGACGAAATACCATTACCTGTTGCACCAGTCGCACCAGTTTCTCCCGTTTGTCCCTGTTCACCCTGGATTCCCTGCTTTTGTTTTGCAATTGTAAAAATCTTTTCTGCTGTCAGACTTCCTCTTGTTACGGTAACCTTTACCGTACCTGTATCTGTACTCAATCCACTAACTGTATACGTTTCACCGGACGAACTACCGTATACCCCACTAGATGAACTCCACTGAATGATTGAACTTTTGGTAACATCCTCTGTACCATAAAGAACCTTTACCGTAGTGCTGCATGATGGAAAAGATGTATATTTTCCATCTTTATCTGTTGGGATTCCCTGATACTCATTTGACAGGATCACGTTTAAGGTTCTGAACTTATCGGATTCTGCCGCCACAACATCACTGATATTTTTTCCTTCTAAGGAAAATTCAGTTGCTTTAATGTAGACATTCCCATCATCATCAATTTTCAATGTAACCTGACCATTTTTATCTGTAACATTCAGACCCTTACCATTGATAAGTTTTCCTGCCAGAACACCGGATAAAATATAACTTGCGTTTATATACAGTTCTCCATTCTGAATATAAATTCCTTTATTTTTTTCATTGTTAGTCAGCTTATTGAAAATTTCTGGCTGTCCCAAACTGGTATCATACTCATTAATTGCATTATCTACATCATCAGAATCCACATAAGACGGACTGATCCAATCAGCAGAGGAAAATACACCGGACTGCCGGGATGTTTTACATATCTTTATTTCTCCCTTTCCATCATCAGTAGAAGTGGTCCACATATCTCCCGCATTATAAGGCACCGTAGGTGTAACTAAAAATACGCGCCTTTTTCCATCTGCAGTATTTTGTGCTGCAGATGCGGCGCCAAGCGCTGCTTTTATGTCAGGGTTATCAAAGTTTTCCCAGCTGTAAGTGTCATCTGTCTTAACAAAACGGAACATTTTCTTAGTGGTAGTATTGTAGAAAATATCATCAAGATGTTTATCCCTCGTATCGGTATCAATCCACTCTGACGCTGGTTTATTCGTAAGCGCAGGATCATAAGAATCAAAATACTGGGTGTTTATATCTTTTACTGCATCACCAATTACTGAAGTAACATAGTTTTTTGCAGTTTCTTCAGTAATTTCTTCCAGGGTTTTCCCTTTTAACTGGAACGAATTTGCGATAATATCCACATGCCCGGTTGCGGTATCGGCTCTAAACATGATATTCCCGTCAGGATCCTTGACAGTAAACGCTCCGGCATTGATCCAGTCCGCATTGATTCCGATCGCATTCAATATCTTCGTGATAGTTGTGCCATCGACCAGCGTTCCGGCATTCCAGGTTTTACCGCCATCCGTTGACATTCCCCAGCCTTTTGCATTCAGCTTGATCACAACTTTTGATTCTTCCAATGTTTTTCGGTCACAGAAATACAGGACACGGCTGCCATCCTCCAATTCTTCTGTGATAGGATACAGGCCCTCTTTTTCGTTCATGGCATCCTGCAGAGTTTCCAGGGCTTTTGTGAACTCTGAGTGCTGCTGTCTAAGTGTATTTCTCAGTTCCCTGTATACCTGCGTAGCCTTGCTGTATCGTGTCGCAGACTGTTGTACCGGACTTTCTGCTCCGCATAACAAATCCTGCTGGGCTTTTGCTGTATAAGTAACTCCTGTAAGAATTGTTTTGTATCTGTTTCCTTTCCGATCTATTACTACAGCTATGTCTCCGGCTTCTCTGGCTGGATCTCCCTGGCATTTAATAGACAGCGGGCGGAATATGAGTCCATTCACTTTCGTGCCAACGTATTCAGCCACAGAAGCGCCTTTTCCATTCTGGATCAGCTTATTCTCTTTTATTTTAAGCACATAACCAGTTGTTCCGTAATCATAGATCGTTTCAGAATCTGAAGTATCTTCTATGACACGGATCCCCGTTACGACTACATCATCTGTTTCTATCTTTCCTGTGTAATGTTCTATTTTTACAGCAGTTTCTTCTACCTGCTCTGACTCAAGCAGATCTGTGTCATACCAGGAAGCTGTCAGCTGATCGTCTTCATTCATCCGGAAGAATAAGCAGGAGATCTCTCCAACATACTGAAGAACCTGTCGGAAAGTCAGGGATGAGTCAGAGGGTCTGCTTTGTACGATAAAACTGTTCTGGGGAAACACTGCAAGATCTGCAGACATTGTTACGTCACACACACTGCAGGCATCCCTGACTATTTCACCAAGTGTAGCCGGATATTTCAGCTTGCTTTTGCTGTATGACGTATCAAACTTCATTATGTTGTCGTAAGCAGTTACACTTATGGTATCCCCCGAAAAACTTCCAGGCTCTGCATAATACACGCCTTTTTTCAGCCATTCCGTTTTTCCGGAGATTTCAAGTCCTACTCTTGCAGTAATTCTTGCTCCTGAAAATTTATGATCGCCATATTTTCCATCAATATTGTTAATCTTCAGGTTTAGCTGCTTTGCAATAACTGCTCCTATATCAAAGCTGTCCTGATTTGATGTGTTTTCTGCTATTTTAAAAGTATATAAATCTATATCTTTCGGTGTAAGAGTTGTCCCGTCCACAAACTCTATAACAGCTTCGTGATGCAGGAGCCTGTTATTCAGAATTGCTGTCTTGTATTCTGCTGATATATTGATCATAGTTTGCTACCTCTGTACAACGTCGACCGAGACGCTTTTATAATAATAAATTCCATCTGAGAGCCGTCCCAGACATTCTTTTGTAAGAGTTCCCCGGTAAGCTTCTATTGTGACATCTATTCCATCATCGTGAAACGAAACCGGAAAGTATCCTGGAACAAGAGTATTTTTTATCAAAAGCATCTCTGTTTCTGTAAGATACTCCCATTTCCAGGATACCGTTTTCTTCTCTGCTACCGGGTCCCCTGTCATATATCCTGACAGGGTTCTTCCAGTATCTGAAGTCCATATGATTTCGTCTGAAACGCTCATGGAAGTAGGTGCCGGCAAAACCGTATTTCCTGACCATATGATTTTTTCCATCACTCTACCTCCACTGCATTAAATCTTCTGTCTGCGGCTATCTGAGCTGCCCGTGTAGCTCTTCCAACCTGCTCAGAATCAAGATAGAATCCCATATTCGCCAGTGCTGCCACAATCCTCATAACCGCACGGTTGATGATTGTTTCCAGTTCCTGTCTGGTTACTCCTGTGCCACCCGCTGCTAATGCAGCTTCTATCGCCATCTTTTTCAGCTTATCTTCCGGAGCAACGATTTCTCCCTGATGCCGGTTATCACCAATCATGGCGAGCTGCGGGGTGTTCGGTTTCACATAACCACCCTGCGCCAGGTGTGGTATTGTCGGCACTCTTGGCAATGACATGCCATAATGTCCATAATGTCTGGTTCCTGTAATCGGATTCTTGAAGTCATAGCTGAATGAAAATGCCTTTTCAATGGACGCCAATGTGGAATTGAGTTTTTCCATAAGTCCATTGATCAAATCGATCACTGCATTCAATGGTGTTTTTGCAAGTGTTATCAGACCGTCAAAAATTCCTCCGAAAACATCACTGATTCCCTGCCATGCCTGGGACCAGTCTCCGGAAAATGTTCCACTGATAAATTCGATCATTCCAGAGAATACCTGTTTAATGTCCTGCCAGATTCTCTGTATGGATTCCAGGAATGTATTTAGGACTGTTTTCAGTGTGTTAAAACTCCGTGACCAGTCTGCCTGGAAAATGCCCTTTATATAATCCAAGAACGGCTGGAAAATATATTTCTGAAGAAATTCAAAAACAGATTTTGCTATTGTTTGAAAACCATTTAAAATTTCTTCAATGCCTTCCCAGCATTTGCCGAAATCGCCGGTAAAAGCACCGGTACAGAAATCAACAAATCCTCCAAGGATATCTGTTACTCCTTTTATGACATCCCCTGCAGTTGCAAGAAAATCAAGGAAAAGGTCTCCCAGTTCTTTAACGATAGGGCTTATAACCGGCATGATATTGCTGATGATCCACTCAATCAGTGGAACCAGCAATGTCTGCCATAATGCCTGCAGATTTTCAAATATCTTTCCTGCCAGTTCAATGATCCCGTTCAGTGCTGGCTGTATATGTTCCTGCCAGACTGTACTGAATTTATCTGCCAGATAATCCAGCACTGGTGATAAATATGTGTTATAGGCATCCAGAAATACCCCAAGAATATCTGAAATCCCCTGGGTAATTGAATCTGCAAATGGTTTGAAGTATTGATCATATACCTGATTGATCTTATCGAACGTATCCGTAACACTCTGTGAAAGAGTGTCAAATACAGTTCTCCAACGTCCAAGCATATTTTCCAGAGTTACAGATATTTTATCTACATTCTGAACGATTGGAACTGTAAAAAGAGAAAGGAAATCTCTCTTGAATTTCAGTGCCAGATCAGTAGCTCCAAGAAATCCATCCGCAAATACCTGGATAATATCTCCAGTTATTGCTTTCGCGTCATTTCCGGAAAAAACATCAAAAATATCAGCAAGAGCTACAGCAAAATCGCCCGAAAGTTTGGCGATATCTGTTGTTACGTCAAAAAGTGAAATAATCCTCTTCTTAATGTATCCCTTACTCTTGGATAGATATTTGTCTGCACCTCCTACAAGGTTATCTGCTAGAGTAAGCCCAATTCTAGCTGTAGAACCTGTGATTTTTCCAAATGCAAGTGAGATATTGTCAACACATCTGTTAGCCGCATTTACAACCGCCTGATCTGTAAAGATTGTTTTTAGATTCTTGCCGATATTCTTTACAGACTTATTGATGGAATCTATTTTTTTCTGAGAATTTCCAAATCCGATTTCAAAGCCTTTCTTGAATAGCTTTGCAAGTTCCCGGCAACGTTTCTGCAGATTAGACAGTTTCTCATCAGTCTTATCAAGAACAGTATCGCCTTTTGCCAGGCTACCGAAATCTACTGCAGAACCAGCTGCTGTTCCACTGCTTCCGGTTCCCGATCCGGAATCCGTACTGCTGTCGGAGCTGTTATCATCCAGCTTGTTGATCTTATCGAAGCCCATAAGGGCTTTCATTTCTTTTGCTGCTTTCTTCGCAGCTGTACCTACTCCGTTTGTGGACTTGCTCAGATCATCTGCTGCTCCGGAAGCGTTCTGAAGATCATCTGCGGCACTGCCTGCAGTATTGGACAGATCTGTTATTGGGGATGCGGCAGAGCTGCTGGATTTGTTCCCGGTGATCAGTTCTGTAAAGCTCTTGAATGCATTTGCCAGTGTTGCCAGTTTCCCAATGACCGTATTGATCATCTTGATCGCTGGTGTGAACAGATTGATCAGTCCCTGGCCGATCGTTGCCATGAAGGACTGCATCTGCAGTTTCATGATCCTTACCTGGTTTGCCCAGGAATCGGAGGTGCGTGCAAAGTCACCAGTTGCTGCAGATAACTGGTTCTGAACAAAAGAATATCTAAGAGCTACTTTCTCGGCTTCTGACATCTTGGATGTCGTCTTGCCGAAGCCGTTTGCCAGTGCGTAGCTGTCAAGGGCTGTCTGAGTCATCACAACGCCCAGATCTTTCAGGGATTCTGTCTCACCTGTGAATACAGACTTGATCTTTGTATAAGCTTCGTTCTGGTCTAAATTGTAGAAGGAAGCCACATCCCCGGCCAGCCCTGTGAGGGTGGAGCCCATGTCATACGCCTGCTTTTCGGTAAACCCGAAGGCTTTTGCCATGGCGCCAAAGGTACCTGTATACTGCTTGGCCATAGTCTCAGAGAGACCGAAGCTCTGTGCTGCAGATTTTGCAAATTTATCGACCTGTGCGGTCATGTTCGGGAACGTAACATCTACTACGTTCTGAACCTCTGCCAGATCGGAACCAAGCTCCAGGCACTGCTTGCTGAAATCAATCAGCTTTTTTATGCCAAAGGCTGCTGCCAGCATTACACCAGCCTTTTTTATTAAACTCAGTCCTCCTGAAAAACTATTTTTCAAAGAGGCAAAACCATTTGAAAAATCATCCCCCATTTCAGAGGATGTTTTCTTTGACTGATCACCAATTTCTTTTAGGTGTTTTTTTACCTGATGGGATCCATTTCTGCTGTCTCTTTCAATAAGGCTCCAGGCTTTTCGAAAGGCTTCACTTGATGACGCACCTTCTTTTTTGTAAATCGAAGCAATTGCTGCTGCCTTAGATTTTGCCGTGCGCGCTGTGTTGTTCAGGATCTTATCAATTTCCTGATTTCCAGTCTCAATCGCTTTGGTTGATTTTTTCGCCGCCTGGGAAAAACTTTTATCGAACTGGTCTTTTACTTTTTTGCAAGATGCATTAATACTGGCAAGCATCTTACTTCCATCAAAAGATAGATCAAAAGAAATACCAGCTACACTCGTTGCCATAATACCACCTGCCTCTGTCGTGAGGACATCGGCACAGGGGCACTACTTGTCCTGGTTGATCTTTATTTCAAATTCTTTCTTGCAGTGCCTTGCCTGGCACTTAAAAAATACGCCCCGGCATTTTGCATCCGGAGCATACTGTACTTTCTGTTCGTGTCCACAGTAGGGACATCTGACTTTTAACCTTTCAACTTCTAATCACCCCAATCCTGCCATATGTAAAAATGCGTCTTTGAATTTATCCATGGCATCTGCCATCTCTTCTTTCGTCATGGTCTCTGCCAGGATCTTTGCCCGTTTCCTCTGCCAGTCGTTCCGGATCCGGTGCTGTTCCTTTGTAAAGGATTTCAGGATCTCTTTATCGTCTTCAGAACGGATGGATATGATCCTGCCAAGGGCAGTGTCAGAGCTAAGGCCGATTAACAGCTGTCTGAATTCTGTCCATGGCATGTCGTGTATTTCCCTGGATAATCTCAGCCCATACTGTGACTGGAATGAAGATACGATCAAATCATAATCTTCGATCAGGTCATAGTATGGGTCGGAAGTTCCCCCTCGGTGTCTTCCTCGCCTGTGATCAGTTTCTGTGCTTCCATGACTACTGTTGTCAGGTCTGTGAAGCTTAATTTCAGCTTTTCGATCTTCTTCTGGCTTTCTACTGGGAACATCAGATTATAAAGGTCTAAAATGTCCTTTGGGGTTGCGGCTTCAGAATCAAACTCTGCATATTTTCCCATGATCTTTAACATGGTTGCGGCATCTGCATTTACTTCCAGCTCTTCATCTTTAATGACCAGATGAGGATTTCCTTCCAGTTCCAGTTTGTCTGTGATATTTACTACTTTTGCCATTGTTCTCTCCTTCTCTACACCGCCGGGGTTACGGTTGGTTTCCCATTGCTGATAATGTCTACTTCCAGGGCACCTACATTGGTCGCATCACCGCCACCGCAGTTCTTGACATCAAAGGCTGCCTTGTCCCAGGAAATTGTAGTTCCGTCCGGAAGTCCCCATTCGAAATAGCCTTCTGCATCATGACCGTTTTTTAAAAATTTACCAGCAATATAATCATTCCCTGTGTCTCCAATGTTTCTTTTTCCACTGAGAGTAATTGTCACTGCCTTTGCGGTCATCAAAACTCGCTGCCATCCCTCTGCATCCATAGGTGTCCAGGTCTCTACGCCATTCGAAAATGCCGGAGAAAAAGTTTCCATATCCGCAACCGTTGTGGCTGTAGATTTGTCTTTTCCAACTTTGAACACATTATCTGATACTGGAAATACATCTGTCTTCCCTGCAAACTTCTGCAGGTTCATTTTTAATTTACGCATCCTGTTTTTCCTTTCTCATAAATAACAGCCGCTTCTATGACCATCTCATAGATACCGGAATCATCAGTTCCGACATCCTGGGGTTCATATAGCGGCTGGATGAATTTGATTGTTTCCTTGTTTATTTCTGCATCCCGTACCCGTCTGAGGACTTCAAACATGTCTGTAGTGGCTTTTTCAGTATCTCTTGGGGATTTATTCCAGTGTACCAGAAAGGTCACATATTTCTGTCCATAGCCTTCCTGATCCGGTCCGCCGATGGCTGTATGGTAGGGGTACTGGTGTTTACTGTTGTATACACCGATGGATTTCTCTTCCTTGTCCGGAAGTTTGCCCATGTATACATGATCAGCCAGGTTGAGGGATGCAATATAATCTCTTACGTCTGCTAATGTCATATTCCTGTCAGCCTCCTGTAGATCCGTTTAAATGCATTTGCACAATAGTCTGCTTCCTTTCCTCCCGGAAGCCAGTCCTCGTACCACTTGCCCTTGGCGTTCGGGTTTTCATCTGTGTGGAAGTGATATTCCGGATGAAAATAGAGACGGCGGGCATAAGGTGTTGTGGAAACGATAGAGACTTTTCCCTGCTTGCTTTCTGAAGCATCCACGAAGGTGCTTTCATTCTGCAGATTTCCAGTATCTCTTGGAAATACCTGTGCCTGCACAACTTCTGTATGTAATGCCTCTGCAGTCTGCTCCAGAGCTGTTACCTGTGCCTCTGTTGACTCCCGAATCTTTTGAAGATTCAGGTTGATAGTCGAATTTACTTTGATCATACCAACAGTACCTCCGTATAGTTTACAGATCCATCTGGATTTCGGGCTTTGGTTCCCTGCTCGATTCTTCTCTTCACTCCAAATATCACAGCCTCTCCACCGGATATGACAGGAAGTTCCGGGCAGATATCTCCTGGAAACAGGGCGGTACCGGTAATCTGAATCAGTTTCTTTTCTGCAGTCAGAACAGTTTTCGCCTTATCCTGATAGTTGCATTTTCCGGAATATTCTATTGTTTCCAGCGGTTCCCCGTATTCATTTAATCCTTCACGGTCAAATGTCAGGCTTATATCTGTCTTACATAACCGTTTCGGCACCAGACATGGATATTTCATACGGTCACCTCGCTAATAAGCAGCACAGACCGGTCTGACAAAGGAATGTGTAATCATCTCTTCTCATTGCGATCCCTTTGTCTGTAAATACGTTCCATGAACTGCCAAACTGGGCAGATACGCCATTAATGCTGTAGGAAGACAGAACACTGCTGATCTCATCTGCATTTTCATATTCAAATTCTGCCTGTCTGCATACAACTTCTTCAATAATCTCCTGTTGAAATTCTGTAAGATTAGAAAATCCCCGGCCTACAATCCTGTTGTAGGTCAGGGAATCAATATGTCTGCTCGCCTGTTTTAACGCCTTTTCCACATCATCTTCTGGTATTACTGTGCCTTCATAACGATCCAGATAATAGCTTTCGGAAACATATGATTTATAGCTCATTTATTTACCTCGCTTTTGGTCTGTTTTCTTTTTGTTGATCTTGATGTTTCTGGTAAAGATTCTTTCATATCCTCAGATGCATCTTCGGAAACGTCTTTCACTTCTGGTGTTTTTTCAATCTCATACCCATGGCTTTTGAACCATTCGATCAGATAAGGATCTTCTGTTTCGCCTACTCCACTGCAGAAAGGAACAGATGCAGAAATGCCAGTATATTCTCTATTTGGGCTGTAAATCTTCATTTGCCTGTTCCTCCTGCCTATTTTACTTTGATGCCTCTGAATACGCCTGCTGCTTTTGAAGCTTTCAACGCGATCGCTGCATTCATTTCTACTTCACCGGTCTTTACTGCCCCTGCAGTACTAAAATCCGGAAGCCAGGTCTGTACCGGTGCTACTCCTGCAAATGAAACCGCATGAAGTCCATCCATGGCAAGACGTGCCACATAAAGAGATGTGGTGCCTTTTGTTCCATCTGTCGGTACTACTTCATCATTGGTTCCCGGTTTGGTTTTTAGATCTACAAAAGGAATTCCTCCATAACTCTCCACCTGATTTCCCCAGTTATCTTTTGTGATCTGGTACATGCTTGCACGTCTTGCGCAGGCTCTCAGTTTAGAGATCAGTTTATTGTTTCCAGCAATAAATGTGGGGGTTCCATCCAGACTGCCTAAAAATTCATCCAGCATATCCAGGAAATACTGGTAATTCTTTGTTACCAGCTCTGAGGTAGACAGGTCGATCGTTTCTCCTGCATTGTATTCTGTGCTGCTGCCAGTCAGGGCTTTATCCAGTCCGTCAAAAGCTTTTGCATCCTTTCCTGTGTCACCATTGATAAATGTGTCATTAAAAAGCGCCTGTGCGGCTTTGATCTTCTGTGCCTGCTGCAGCTCTACCTCGCTTACAATACCACCCATGTTCGCAATTACACGGTCGATCTGATAGGAACCGCCAAATACCTTGATTTCTACTGTATGGCGTTCTTTTGTTACTTCTGACGGTGTGTACTCTGTGTTGATCTCACGGAACTGAGCTGTCGGCTGGGTTTTCAGTCTTGTATAGCTGTAGCTTGGGGTTGCCCCGCCGCCTGTCGGAGATACTGCATCGTCGAATGGGATATGCTCCAGAATAAAATTAGTTTTCTGGAATTCGTCAATTATTCCTATCTGTAAATCATCCTGTACGTTTTTCTTTGCTTCTTCAAGTGTGATCGCCATTATTATTCACCTTTCCCTTCTGAACCTAAGTTCAATCTTGCGGCAATTGCTTCTTTCATTGTTACATGGCTCTCATTGCCGTCGTTTCCTGTTTCTTTTGCTCCCAGTGGGAAGAAGCCTTTCTTTGCAGCTTTCTGTTCCTGTTTAAACAGGAATGGTTTGCTTTCCTTTAAGGATTTTACCTGTTCTTCCAGACCTGTTACTTTTCCATCTTCTCCCAGAATCAGCTTTTTGCGGTCTACCAGACCGGCTACCAGATCACTGTCCTGTGCTGAGGCGGATATTGCCATCTTGATCGCATTGGTCAGTTTCAGGTCTTTCAGTTCCTTCTGATGATCTGCATCTTTCTGCGCGTTCTGCTGCTGGAGGTCTGCGATCTGCTGTTTTAAAGCTTCGTTATCTCCTGCAGATGTTTTCAGGGTTTCTAACTGGGTCTTGTAATCATTGACCGAGGTTTCCAACTGCTTACGGCTCTGTTCTGTTGTATCATAGGTTTCTTTTGATACATAACCTTCCAGTTCTTTCTGGGAGGCTTCTGCCGCCTTTTTGGCAAGGTTCTTCTCAATTCCAAGATTTTCAAACTGTTCCTGTGTCATTTCTTTTCTCCTTTTTCTTCAATGATTTTTGCTACTTTCATGTCTGCCAGATACTGTGCCCTGGCTTTTGATACTTCCAGTGTGGCGCCTGTTTTTCTGAGTTCCAGATCATTTTCTTTGTCGTAGAAATCATGGATAACTTTTATTTTCATGTTCTCACCTCCTCCCAGTTGCGCCGGCGCAATTACTCATTATGTGTCACTTTCAATCCGAACTCTGGAAGGAAGTTAATCTCATAATGGTATTTATCTACATCTGATCCGGAAATGTCTTCGACTACATACATAGTATAATCATTCAGATATACGTAATCTTTCTGGTATTTCCCTTCTGCAGTTTCGATAATTACTTCCAGCTCGTTATCAGAATTATTCTTCAGGGCAAATGTTCCTGTCAGGTTTAACAGAATAGTGTCTGTTCTGGCATTTAAAACGGTGAGTTTTCTGGTAACATTGAAATTATCCGCTTCCTGTGAAATGTTCTGTGATACCTGATCTGCTTCTGTGCATCCGGCAAATGCAGCACAGATAAAACATGCCAGTGCTATGACTGCAATAACTTTTTTCATTTCTTATCCTCTCTTTCTTAAAAATGGGTATAAAAATACCACCGGCCATTTCTGACTGGTGGTACTTATATCATATTTGATGCGGTTTCTACTTTTCCTTTTGCAAGGTCTGCTGCCTTTCTCATTAAACTATTTTCTTCCAGATATTCCAAACCCTTTAAAGTAAGTTCCGGTCTGGTCAACGCTACTTTTGGATATCCGCAGTCCATAGCATTCCAGGTTTCACCGCCTGATATATATCCTTCATTTAGCAGCATTGCCATAATCCTGTTCCATTTCGGTATAGACAAGCCTAATGTTTCAGCAGATATACTGTTTTTGTTAAATTCTTCCAGGTCCATTGATTTCTGTAATATCCGGAGTATCTTGTAAATGGTTCTGAAATCATCCATTTAAATCCGTCCTTCTTTTTTCAAACACTCAATTTCTTCTTCTGTTAATGGAAAGGCCTTCATGGATTCATTTTTCCATACTTTTTCCCGTTCTTCCAATGCTTTTTCATATTCAGTATTATTCTTTTCTTTATCCATTTTAGATCACCTCTAGTTCTATTACCTTTCCTTTTCTTGATAATACTCTGTAAATATTATCCTTGTCAAGCAAAAGCTCTCTTTGACTTTGGAAGTAACTCAGATTTTCTATGTATGCACCAGAAGATCCCTTTTTTACATAAATTACAATCTTATATGTCCCGTTCAGCGCCCTGTTTTTCACAATTGAAGTGCTAAAAAACTGTTTGGGTCTATATAACCCATTGACCGGAATTCCATCAGATGGATCTATTGTCATTCCACGATAAGCAATTATATCATGTTTGATTGTATTCTTTTTCAAAGCTTTAGAAATTGTTTCGGCATATTCTTGCAATTTACTGTCTTCTGGTATATCGCCTCTCAGCATCGCATTCAAACGTTCAAAAAATCTGTTAGGTTTCTGATCTCCAGAGTTGAAAGTATATTTTTTAATCGCATGCTTTTCTTTTTCTGTCAGATCCTTGATCCATGTCTGTGATTCATCACGCAACAAGTTAACCGCCTGCTCCTGCGGAACTGCACGGAAATCTGCAAGCGGTCTTTTGGATTCTGCATATTCCTGACTGTCCATATTGCCAGTTCTCATTCGAACATGTTTCCACTCATCCCGTCTGGCAGCATATTTCTTCTGATTCTCCGGATCCAGAGAGAACTCTGACAGTCTGTTGTATTTCTTCTCCTGCCTTGCCGCATACTGCTGCCGTTCCTGTCTGAGGTTCTTCTCTGCAAGATCGTTAAGCTCTTCCCTGGTGTATTTCCCATCCGGCGGAGTGCTGATTCCTTCAAAGTATGTCGTGTGGCTGTCCCGGCATCGTGGATGGAATAACCCCGCTGCTATTGCAGTGCTCATCAGCGGGTATTTCACTCCTGTTACCGGGGATATTCCGTTTTTCGGGCCTCCACTCCAGACATCATCTATAAGGACTTTTCCTACGAAGGGAAGGCATAAGGGACAGGGATTTCCACGTTTGTTCATGATCACTGTGTAGATCTTCCATTCCTTTCGTTTCTCTCCTTCTCCCTGCAGGTAAGCTCTTTTCGTGGCGGTTCGGATCGCCATGTCTGCGTAGTCTGCAAGGGTGTGTCTGGCACCATTGGCATATTCTACACAGTTCAAACCAGCTTTGAGGAAGTCTTTGGTTGCCATATCCACCGCCTTCTCATAGGTTCCTGCGCCTGTGTTGGCGTATACCTGGGCGTTATAGATAACCTTCCGGTACTGATCGTTCGCCATACGGAGAACTGCTGTCTCCGCTTTCTTCATGTCATCTGTCGTGGCTTTGATCAGGGCTTCCAGTTTCCGGTCATTCAGTTTGAAGAACTCTGCGGTACCGCCTTTGCGTACCTTCTTTGCCGGGAATCCTTTCTTTATGGCATTCAGGATGGCGATCTCCTGCTGCATGTTCCCTTCAGATCTTGCAGTCCGGATCAGCTCTGCGATCTTTGCATTGATGTCTTTAAACTGCTTCCCGTATTTCTTTTTATTCTCATGCTTATACTTTTCCAGGGATTTCAGCATTTCTGCCTGCCACATGGACCATTGCTTGTCCTCATCGGTCTCTTCCTGCTTGTGAGATTCCATATTCCGGATCATAGATGCCATGAGTTCATTCTCTATCGCTTCGAAGGCAGCTCCAATGTCGTATTCATCATTTATCTTTGCCATTGGACAACACCTTGAATCCCTGGACTTTGAACTGTCTGGTTAATTCTTTCAGTTTTGTGATGCTGCTGCAGAGATCACATCGAAGTTCCGCATAGTCTTCTTTTTCCAGAGCATATACTCCCAAAGGAACCTGCTCTTTTGCAATTTTAAGAAGTCCCTGGTACTCCTTTCTGTTCATCCGGTATATTCGATTGTTTACCTTCACCTTCATCTGGTCTGCCTCCTGTATCTACTCCAAAGTCACCAAGTTCCATATTGACTGCCGGTTCTTCCAGATCCTGGATGCCCTGTTCCATCCTGAGGCGTTCCACCTCAAGTTCCTTTTCTTCTTCCGTCCAGGTATCCCCATAGAGCTGGTCCACAGAAGTCTCCAGGCTCATCACTCCATATTGTTTGGCTTTTCCTACGGTGTCTACTGTTGTTCCGAAATCGGGTGAAGCATATTCTCCAAATTTCACAGTGACCTCATACTCCCCAGGTGAGCGTCCGCACATCAGATCGTAGCACTGCAGGATTACCCTGAATAATTCCGGCAGGGTTTCATTCAGTGCATCCACGATCTTATTTCGGATATGCAGAGTGATCTTTTCCTTTTCTCTCTGCGATTCTGCATTATCTGTTTTCTTCAGATCTATGCCCAGGGTTGAGGGAGACATCACTCCCTGAAGCACCATGTCCAGGAAATTTGCATAACTGTTTACGTATGCTTCGTAGGATATCTGGGGTTGTGAGATCTCTACCTGTCTTTTGGCATTTTCACCCATATCTGCTGCAATAGCTATGAAATCATTGTCAAAGGGATTGGCCGGAAGCAGTTCTCCCGAAGTTTCATCACGAGGGATCAGATTATCCGGGATATAGCGCTTGATCCTTCCCATGCGGATCGCATCCATCCACTGGCTTATTACTTCATCCAATCCATCCAGCACATCCGTCTTGTCATTAAATAATGCCTTTCCTCTGTTCTTATAGGATGTGGATGAAAGTATCTTTACAGGAACAGCCAGCATAAGATCTCCCTCTATTCCAAAATCAACCAGATGTGCAGTTTGTGGAAGCTGTTTCAGAGAAGTTTCCTTTCCGGCATCATCATAGAGCTTATATCGGACGTAACCATGTCCGTATGTTTCTTCCAGTCGCATGTCCTTGTTGTTTTTCTTATATGTGGTATAGAACTTGATCTCCTGAAGGGTGGAATGTATATAAACGTAATCAACATCTTCAGCATCGTAGAATTCCACAATAGGATATTGACTGCATTCGTCTGCTGTCAGTTTAAATGCCCCGTCTCCTGTTATAAGGGTTCCTGCAATTGCTTCCCCGATCACATCGTTCAATCGGCTTTTCTTATAAATGTCTGTCCATAATTCCTGGAGCAGCTCTGTCCCTTCTCCAAAGTCCACAGCATCCAGATCAGCCAGGATAATGTCTTTATACCGATCCACCACTGTTCCAACAATACCGCTGTGGATTTTTCTTACGCTTCCCTGTGCCTGTGCAGCCCAGAACCTGGCTTTTTCTGTTTTCCATTTCGCGGTCTTTTGAAAATACTGTTCCAGGATCGCGCTGTCGCCCTGATACCAAAATTTATTCCGGAGTACATTTTCCCGGAAAGTATGCGGTTCTATAATTGTTACCGGCCTGTCTCTTGCCGGTTCTTTCCGGAATAACCGGATAATAAAATTCTGAAGCCAATTCATATGTCATCACCTCTTATATACCTTATCCTGATATGGAATCCAGCCGTACTGTACGGAGTTTACCATGTGATCATGTCCGTCTTCCGGTGTATTGTCTTTGTCTTCCCTCCAGCTGTAGGTTTCAAGTTCTTTAATGTAATTCGGACAGGAATCCAGCACATAGAAACAAGGAGCTATATCTGCTGCCTCATCAAACGCCATCCATCCCAGCTGTGTATTGATACGGTCTATGATCTGCATCTTTTTCCACGCATCATTCAGGATATATACACATCCATGCCTGCGTTTGTATTTGTTCCATTCCTGCATGGTTGCCTGATCTGCATTGTCCAGAAAAACATTCCGTGCCAGTCCCCATTCCTGTTTGTTTCTGTCCAGAAAATCTACCAGGTTCTTTACTGTATCTGATGGTGCAAGAGGAATATTCAAATCTGCATTGCTATATACCTTTTCATCCAGGACAATACACTTTCCTCTATTTGTGATGCCAAGGAAAGAAAAAGCTATAGTATCCGGAGATTTTTGGGAGTACGATGTATCCACTGCTGCAGAAAACTGCAGGAAAAATTCTTCTTTTTTCCTTGCCCCTGGTTTTTGGATAAACTGCTGTGCCCAGGCTTTTGTTTTTACATGATGTCTGCGGCTGAAATTGCTGAATACCAGACCAGTTGCTTTCCCCCGTAATCCCTGGATCTTGTTCTTCCAGATTTTTGTTCCTTTTGGGGTGTTCCAGATGATCTGCTGTTTCTTTTCTTCCGGAAGTCCGGCGTTATCATCAAAAGAAAAGAACCAATGTACCCAGCCGGGTTTTGGTTCTTCTCTTAGTTCATCTTTTATTTCCTGTGGTGTGCCGTCTGCCCATTCCGGCAAAGGTCTGCTGCAATTAATATATTCTTTGTATACGTCCAGGGTTGGATCATCCGGGTTGAGGGTTGCCATAAGATAATCACAGCGCATGGACGCCTCACGCACAAAGTCGATGTCTGCTGTGTTAATCTCATCTATATACAAACAGCCATACTGTCCACCTAGAGCTTTTTGCCACTTCTTCTTATCGCCATAACCCATGATATAAACAATTTTATTGCCTTTACTGGTTCGGAATAGAATATGCGGGATTTTATCGTCTTTGGTGCCGTTTCCGTTGTACTGGACCAAAATTCCGAAATCATCAACGACTCCCAAATCCTTGTTGATGATATTCTTCTCTGCAGTTCCCGTGTCTTTTGCTGCCAGGATATGCAGCTTTTTGGGGGACTGTGCAACTTTGCACATAAATTTGAAAAGTCCCACGGTAGTTTTTCCTGCCGCTGTAGTGCCCTCCAGGAATTCAACCGGAGCGTTGCATTTCAGAAAGGCCTTATACTTTTCGGAAAGCACCAGCCGTTCCGTACTCATTATCCGCCTCCGCTGATCTGTTTTATCAGATCATCCAGCTTTGTCTGCTCTTCTTTCAATTCTCCGGATACCTGAACATCCTGTTTGTCTTTCCATTTGTCCGGTCTTCGGTTCTTGAGCCAGAATATCTGCGCGGTGGTGTCTGGAACCACTTGCTTTTTGGTTACTTTCTTTTCAGTCAATGTTCCTGATTCATATTTTTCAGACACTTCTTCGTATTCATAGCCGAGAGCACGTTTGAGTAGAGCATTTTCCACCTGAAGGTCAACAACTTCTTTGCCTCTTTTTAGGGTGTCTCGAATGTCTTGATACTTCATTTTCCATGTCTGTAGTGTGGAGTAACCAATCACCATATTTTGAGCTATTTGTTCATCCGTCAGTCCATCTCTGGCCCATCCTTCCAGTTTCAGTAAGCCCTCTGGTGTCAACCAATATTCATATTTTCCTTTTGCCATTAGGCTCACCTTCTTTCATTTGTTTCGTTTTTGAGTATAGAAAAAGCAGCCCCGAAAGCTGCCTTTTCTGGTTAATTATTAACTTACTCTATTTTCAACTGTTCTTCTATTCTTTGTATAGCGTTAAATGCTTGCTTTTTATCCTTCGTTGCTAACATCGGGTTATTAAAAATATATTGTTTATTTTCTTCTATAACACGTTTAGCTTCCTTTTCGCCATGCTTTTCATATGCTCTAAGAATTTGTCTTTCCATTGAGCTAATCATTCTTACTATATTTTCTATTGTCCTATCATTCATGTCCTCTTTTAAGTTCTCTTTTTCCATTTTACTCATGGATAAAGTATTTTCTAATTTGTCAAACCGATTAAGTAATGAATATAACAATAAATTTATTTCTTCGTTTTCACTTAAACTATTCGCATCATTAATTTGTGCTTTTCCTAAATTTAATAGTTTTATAATTGAATTTATCCCCTTTTTATTATCTTTTGTTTCCTTAATGGCAGCTACTATTTTTCTACGATCTTCCATGACTTCGCGATATATTAAACTTTTTCTATAATCCACAGTATTTATTGTACTTATATCAAAAATCCTTGGAGTATCCTTTTCCTGTACGAGTACCACTGGAAGGTCAAAAGCCTGTCTCACCCCTAGTTCAAATAACACATTAGGATTTCGGGTACTTAAATCGCAAACTGCCATTGGCGATTCTACAATATCTCGTATAATTGATACTTGAATCATATTACTTGATTTATCATCATCTGCGCGTTTCGGTTCATATCCAGCTTCTTTTATCGCTGGATATAGTAAGTCTTCATAAACGTGTTTAAAATGATCTTCAGGATATGTATCTACTTCTCCAATAGGCATAATAACAAAACATTGCTTTTTTTCGTTTGACTTTTCTTCCATAGTCTTTTCCTCCCACATACATTTTCTTATATAATACTACAAAACGCCCTATATTTCTACAGGGCGTTAAGGAAACGTATATTGGAGATCCTACAGAATTCATCCGTCTGAGTTCAGTTTACACTATAACATATGAAATCGTAACATATGTAACAATCGTAACAAACTTTAACTTTTTTCAAAAAATCTTTGGAATTCCATCTTTACACTGCCTTCCGTGGCTCTTCTTCCCATCTTCCTGGCTACCTGCTGCCAGGTCAGATCTTCAAATACCTTGTATTTTATGATTCTCTGCATTCTCGGGGGAATCGTATTCAGCCACTCCTCTACATCTGTCTTTAACTGCTCTGCCTGTGATCTTCTTTCTTCCAGTACTTTTTGCTGATAACGCAGGTGGCTGTCATCTTTAAATGAAAATGTTGTTCCCTGAACCTTGAAATGTTGTGGGTTGTAAGGAAAGTCAGGGTTGCTTCCGGACACGTTCGTCTGTATCACTGTCTTTTTCTTTCTGTTTAGCTTTTTGATTTCCTCTTCTGTTTCTTTGATCAGCTCACAGGCGTCTATGTACTGACTTAAGATATTCTTGTCCATCGGTATCGCTCCCCTTTCACAAAATCTTCAAATCTGCATCACATATTGCTCACAGTTTCTGGGTATATTATTACTTGCACAGAGCAAGAGTAATTGCAAATTAAACTTTTTCTTTTTCATACTTTTAGCCGGGAGTGTTAATGCTCCCGGCCTCCTTCTTTTTATGCGTCTTTTTGGCATATGTACCAGTAATGGCAGAATAAACAGCAGAATCTGCATTTCTTGCCCCTGGCTTCGAAAAGCCAGTGTCTTAAGCGTTTCCTCATCTATCCCATTCCTTTCCGGATTCTAAATCTTTTACCCTGGTTATCTTTAATCCCATACGGCATGCCATTGCTCTCAAGATGCAGTAATCTTTATATATATATGCTGTGGCATATGGTCTGCTGCCTGGATCGCTTTGCTGGCTGTTGGATCCGGATAACCTTCTTTGTTTCTTCCTGTCATCTCGCATCTTTCCTCTCTTCATAAAACCTGCAGTCTTTGCAGCGGATCCTTGTTGTTACGATCTTGTCTTTGATCATGTGCATATATGGACAGGTTGGCAGCGTGAATACTGCAGTGTTTCCAACCCGTCCTGTGCTGTGTTTGCATGTCTCTGCTCTTTCTCTTGAACTCATATCTCATCCTCCAGATAGTTCTTGCCAAATATTTTTATGAATTTATCTCTGCTGCCACATTCTCTTTCAAAAGCCCTCTGGCCGATCCGTTTCAGGGTACGGTTAACCTCTCCGTTTTTATGTACAGATACTTCTGAGGTTCTGTGGCATTGCGGGCAGAGATAGACGGTCAAACCATACTGTTCGGAATATTTCCGGTTAGATCCGAAAAAGATATGGTGGCATTCTGTATCTCCGTATTTGCCACAGATAAAACACTGACCTTTTATGTTTCGGTCTATGATACTTTTATGGTGTTTCTTTCTTTTTTTCTTCTGTTGGTTCTTTGGGAATAATAATCCTTCCTGGTTCATCTGGTGTACCTCCGTGATCTTCTGATCTGTTTGTTTCGGTTATGAATGTTTCGGTTAAAGTCTTCTACGGATCGGGTGGCTTCCTGTTTCTTCAGCTCTGTAAGACCGCCCCAGGGCTTGTGGAGGAAATTATGGAACCGGCGGCTGGTGTAGTTCATCCATCCCGGAGGATTCTGACCGGTTATTTTCTTGAATTGTTTCTTTTTCTGTCTGAGGTTCATAGCTCTCCTTTCTCCTGCTCCCGTTGACAGGCTTTGGGAGCAGGACTATCTATGTGAATTTTAGAGCACCCTTATTCTTCCCACGGTCTTCCGTTGTGATCTACTTTTCCAGTTAGCCATTCATTCCAGAGATCTTTATCCAGAAGTGTGTTATAGGTCTTGTTTGAGAAAGTTCTCATTGCTTTGGCTATATATTCTGCTGTTCCGTAAGCTGTCAAAGTATCAATGTATTCTTTTCTGGTCATAGGCTCTGCTGCCGTTTCCTCTGATTCGGGTTGCGCCGGCGCAATTTCCGGTTCCGGGCGAACATTATGTTCGGGTATCCTGTTGTCGGTCTCGGCAGCATGTTCTTCAGTTTTCTCTTCTGCTATCTCTGTAACTGGCTCTTTCTCTGATTCCTCTTCGGGTTTTGGCATATATTCCGGGTGATTTATGATGTTGTCCTGTCCAGGAATCTGAGGTTCTGTTTCAGAAAGTGCTGTTTCTTGACTTTTTTCTTCATTTTTCGTCTCTATTTTTGGTTCTTCTAACGGTGTGATTGTGCTAGTGTTTTCTCCGTATTGCTCTTCTTTTTGTTCAACTGCTGTTTTTTGACTTTTATCCACAGAGTTTTTCACTTTTCCAACTGGTTTTGTTTTTTCTGGTTTCTTCCGTTCCGGTTTTTTTGCCTTTTGGACTTTGGGCTGTTTCTTATCTGATTTGATTTCTTGCGGTTCTTCTCTTGGAAATTCTTCTCCGTACTGTTCTTTCCAGGATTCCTCTGGTCCGTTTGTGAAATCCATGAGTTTTCTAAATGCCGCCTCAAGCTGCTGCCAGGTGAAATCCTCTTTTTCCTGCGAACGGACATTGATCAGTCTTACCTGTTGTTCACTTAGTTTCAGCGATAAGAGTATGCGTCCTGTTCCTGGAATGCGAAGAGAATAAATTTTTTCTTCATCCGGAGCCAGGATCTCTGCTGCTGCCTGGCTTTCATTTATGTAAAGAGCTTCGAACAGATCTATATATATTTGTGGTTGATCTTTCCCCAGCTGATATGCAGTCTGTTCCAGAATAGAAGGGAGTTTCTCCTGCACCTGATCCGTTTCTTCCATCATTACTTCCAGATCTGTGACCTCATTTTCCTCTTTCAGTTCCGCACTTAAGGCTCTTACATCTTCTTTGGAAAAGTTCTCTGTAATCTCATCACTTATAATGTCTGGGAGTGTCAGCATTTCCATCAGGATTGTTTTGCCTATGCCGGTATATTTTTCTTTCAGTCTTCTGGAATATCCATCCTCTGAGTATTTATCATTGAGTTGCATGTATCGCGTCGTCTGGTCCGGGCGGAGTCCATATTCTGCACGGGCAAATTCGCCCATAGAGCTGTAACCGGATTCCTGAAGGACTCCCGTGTCTCTTGCGACTTTAAGTTGATAACCCAGCTCTACAGCACCCTGTACCATAGTCATTGCCCCAGTCCTTATCTTTTCCACTGCAAGGTCTGTGTCTCTTTTAAATCCCTGATAGTCTATTGTCATGTTTTCCACTTATATCGCCTCCATGAAATCTTCTTCCAGTTTCTTCAGGACAAACGTATTCTGGTTTTCCTGAAGTTCCTTTATGTTCTGTTCCCTTAAAATGGCACTTTTGGCAGCGTGTTTCTTATCCTCTTTTGTGAGTCTCTTTTTGATCTCTTTCTGCCACAGCTTAAGGAAGCCACGTATTTCTTCAATCCCAGGTTCTTCATCATAGTAGGAACGGTTCTGACGGATCGTGCCACCCGGTTCAAATTCTATGGTATAGAACGGGATACCCGGTTCCTGCTCCCGTCTCAGGAAGCCTATAAAAGTCTCTCTGTTCTCTATCCGGTTAAAATATCGCTCAGAGCTTCCGGCGCAATGATGCAGGGCGTATCCTTCCTGAACGATCTCTACTGGATTTTCCGGCATGATCATTCTGTAGCCCTCTGCTGCAAATTCATATTTTTCCTTTATTTCTTTCATTACTTCCGTTGTTCCAGGAAACTTTTCTTCCATTATCCGGGCTTCCTGCTGCCGTAATTCTGGATTTTCGCCCATTCTTCTTACTGTATCCAGTTTCTTTTTATCGGTTACTAATTCGTCATGTCTCTGTTTCAGGTCTTTGGGCTTATAGAACAATTCGTCATTCAGGTTCTTATTCTGTGCCTTGCACATGAATAAATAATCTGCCCACTGGCTCAATGCCTTTTGTGGTGTCCTGTAATACTTCCCTGCCTGCTTCCGGATATAATTTACGATCTGTTCTATGCTCATTCTGGCTGTAATCCCGCCCGGAAGTTGTTCGATTTCTTTTGTTGTGATCCTGTTTCTTTCCAGATAGTCCATGGTATTTTTCGGAATCTTGCAACTATAGACTTCTGCATATTTGAGCCATTCCAACCGGATGTATCCGCCATTCTCATCCCTGAGACGGTTGATCTTCTGTTTGTCCTTCAGTCCCATGACGTCTTCAATGTTATTTCCATCTACAGATAAAGGTCCTAAATAAGAGCCATTATATGCCCAGCATGAACTTGCCGTTTCCTGGCATAATTTGTAAAAACGCCCTTTCACCAAATATTCCATCATAGTCCCGAATCCGCGTATCCGGTATCCTGCTGCCATAGCAGCATTGTAATCCAGCTTGAGTTTCTGTCTGGACATTTCTATAAAAGCATTTGTCATGCTTTCATATCCGGTGCCTTTTAATGCTTCGGAAATTCCCTCTGGATAAAGGAAGCAAGCATCCATCCGTTTATTTCGTGGGTTGCTTGTATACCAGTCACTTCTTGTCAGACCGTTGTTCCATTCATAGGTTTCCCCGTCCTGGTTGTAGAAGATCATATAATTCGGCTTTACATGTCCTTTGTTGTATAAAAGAATGCGTACACCTTCCTCCGAAAAAACATGGTGACCGTTTATGCAGTGTTCGATTTCTACCCTATAATGTCTGGCTACTCCATATTCCGGAGTTACCCGTTCTAACTTGCATACCCTTGTTTTAGTCCATATCTGCTGTGTTCTCTTTTTTACCACTGCTGCCTGTCCACATTCCGGGCATTTTCTGATTTCTCCCTGTTTAGGTTTATCCAGGTTCTTTTCTGGTATCTGAGAGCCGCAGTTGCTGCATCCATAAGTGTTATTTCTTTTGTTCCAGAAGAGATATCTTTCTGTGCTGCAGATTTTATAAAGCCACTCTTTAAACGCTTCATCATTGTTTGCGATCCCTTCCATAAGCCGGTTAATCTTCCGGAATTTATTATCGAGACTGCGGAGGCGCTTTTCTCTACCGTAATCCTCTTCCATACTTTCAATCTTAGCCAGAAGATATTTGTCCGAAAATACAGTCTGCATGGCATTTTTTACGATTTCCATATCTTCCTGTGTATCCCACTGGAATTTTTCAAATATTCTGGAATTATAAAAGCTTTCATACAAAGGATCGTATCCCATGATTCGGATCAGCTTTTGGGTGTTCCAGTCTCCCGAGTCGTATCTGCCAGCATGTTCGCCGGTTTCTATGTTCAATGCATAACGACCGATATATCTTTTATGCCGGAACAGGTCCAGGATCAGATATTCTTTTTCACACTGGGCTTTTGCAATGATTTTTTCTCCAACATCCTTTTTGTTCTTATGTCTGGGCATTGGTATCGATATTTTCTCAATCAGCTTGTATTTCATTGGTTTTCTCTCCGTATCTCTCCGGAATTTAAAAAGTATGTCCCGTTATTCTCTGCTAAAAAGACTCTGGCCGCTACAATTACCCCATTTTCATCTTCTTTCATCAGACCACCTACCGCTCCGGTCTGTAAATAAACTTTCGGATTTCTCCCCCGTGCGATCGCAATCTCGTCTTTTTGCGCCCGCGCAATTTCTGGTTTTATCTGTAGATGAGCAGCTACCCTTTCCCAATCCATTTTTGGATTCTGAATCATGTATTTCATGGACATCCCGGCAAATGCTTTCAAGTCTAACTCCTTCACCAGGGTAATCTCTGTGCAGCAACAGCGGAAATTCCATTCTTCATTGATATCGCCTGCTGCCTCTATTAAAAAATATCTGTTTCCGGCGCCTAAAGGAAAATAGCTCAGACAATCCGGAGCATATTCTACGAAATGCCAGCCATTCCGGTATACTTTACATTCCTCTTCTTTGTAGATTTTACCCGGTTTCAGTCTTACTCCTGAACCGTATGAAGTAGCCAGATCCTTTGAAAATCCTTTTATTCCCTGCACATCACACCTCCAGATAATATTCTTTTGCAATTCTGCGCACGTCTGCCTTGGTTTCCCCGCCTTCATAGATAGGACTTCGCATGGCTTCTTTTTTGCCGTTCATACGAAATTCGGCCAGTTTTACAATTGCATCCGGTACCTGCACTGCTCGTTCACTTGAAAAAGTAAGGATTTTTGCCAGGCATTCTACCAGTGATTTATCTTTCTTTCTCACCGCAAGGCACAGCTCTTCATTTCCATCTAGCAATGTCAGAATGGTTTCTTTCTGATCAAGCTGATGTCCTTTGATGCCCAGTTCCTTCGCTTCTCCTTCAATCTTTGCAACTGCTGCCATGTAAGGAGTCGCAAGAGAGTCTACAATATAATCCATGTAATCTTCTGCGTCTTCCTTTTCCAAACCATTTTCTACCGCCAAGGTGACCAGTGCTTCCAGATCGCCCTCCTCTCTTTCCGCTGCTGCTGTGCGGATCAGTTCCTCATAATCCATCTTTCCAAACTTCTCGAACATCGTGTTCTCCTTTCTGTAATCAATCTATTTTCTCTATTTTGAATCGCACTGCATGACCACTAAGCAGCTTGTCCACCTGCTGCCAGAGATCTGCATTGCGCAGTTCCTGATTTCCTGCCCGGGTCCATCCATTTTCTTTCCATGCCGGGATACTCTGGTGTCCGTTCTGCAGATATCTGCAGTCTGTATGGATCGTAAGTAAGGATGGACGGCGCATCCTCTGCAAGGCACTGATCAGGCAGAGCAGGGCCAGTCGGTATTCTGTGGTTTCCCCTGTCTTTTCTTCTCCGGTGATCTGCTGTCCCCTGCAGGACAATGTATATTTATAGGTTCCTTCCTTGATTTTCCCGATCCTTTTTGGGTGAAGATACAGGAATATGTCTACCTGTTCCATTTTCTGATCCATCTTCAAATCCTCCTGTCTATCTTTATAAGAGTGTAGTGACGGTATGCGTATCCGGTATATGGGTTGATTCCCATCTTTACGGATTCAGGATCTATGTAATAGCCTTTACAGGCTTTTGGATAAATTGGCTGTTTATGCTTATCTATCAGGCTTCTCCTTTTAATCTTGCCCCTCTCCGGCTCTTTTCGGATCAGGTTACGGGAACAGCTGTATCTTTTGATCTCACCCGGTTCCTGTTCTTCCAGAGGTTTTGTGATATACTCTGAAAGTTTTACATATCCGCCTGCATCGTAAAGAGATGCAAAATATACGTGTCCGTTCTCCCATAGTTCTGAGATGATCCTGTCTGTACCCGTCTCCTGATCTGCTTTGCGGTTTATCAGAAGATGTACATGGGGACCGCCTTTCTTTCCGATAGCCAGACGGTAGATATATTTCAATTCCCATCCCTTCTTCCAGTATTTTGTCCGGACTTTTCGGATCAGCTTTCCAAGATCCTTCTTCATCTGCTCCCATGTGGGGCGGTCGCCCTTTTTGTATGTAAGAGTCATCCAGTAATCTCCAGGGGAGAAATTCCACTTGATCAGTCTTCTGACATCTCTCTGCCTTCTCCACTGATTCTGCTTGGCGATCTCCTCCGGGGTGGCTTTCCTCTTTTCTTCTCTTTCCTGTCCCCTGGCACCATACCTTCCTGTATGCTTTTCCTCTATCTCTATGGTGCTGCCAAAATCCCATGTCTCTCTGATATATGCCCACCTCATATAGCATCTCCTGTCGTAAGTCTAATACCCCTAATCGAGCTTCCAAGAGGCTTGCGCCCCTGGAAAAAGGTTAAAAATATAGCAGGTTTTCTCCTGCTTTCACCTTGACTTTCTGACACCTGGATGTTATATTTTGTATAGGTTATTTATCCAAGTGGCGAAAGTCACCCCGGCTCATGTATTCGCATTACATGAGCCTTTTTTTATTCAATGTGCTGGATTGGTCCGTAAAGGCATTCCATTTCTTTTGCCTTTCTGGTTGCTTCTTCCAGGGTTCCTACATAACTTGCAAGGTTCCCGCTCTGGAAGCGGACGATCCGGATGATCCTTTGCTGTTCCTGAGGGACTTTTACGGATCTGCTGCTTCTCTCAGAGATCCGCTGCACTTCCCTCGTTCTTTCCTCTTCAGTCATTTCTTCTCATTCCTCCCATTTATCAAACTGGCTTACTGCCCAGAAGGCAGCGATTCCTAACAAGATGTTTATCCAGATCGGCAGGGATACGTATTTCCCTGCAAGGATGCAGAGGATTATTGCTATGTATTGTTTCATAATGCTTGTCCTCCTGTTTCCGCCTTAACCGGCGGCTTTTCTTTCGTAATTCATATTAAGTAGAAGTTCATCTACTTTCTGTCTGATCAGATTCTTAACCTCTTCCTCTGACATATCACTGGCTTTGTAATGGATTCCATTTATACGGATGTTTCCTGTTACCAGTTTTATTTCTGACATCTTCATCACCTCTTCTTTATGGTATGGGAAATGATATGTATGGGTTACTGTTTATGAAAATTTAAGCAGTTTGTCGAACGGCCTTTGTTGACTTTTATTTGTTTCTCTCCTATTCTTGTATTACAGGGTACTGGCATACCCGAGTACATACAGAAAGGAGAGCTAATTCTATGACATTAAATGAAACATATAAAAATCAAACTGCGAAATCTTTCACTGAAGTAGCCATGCAAAGTGGCCTAATCCGTAAATGTGCTACTGCAGCTGAAACTGCAACAGAAGCTGCCATTTTTTACAATACAATTGTAGAAAAACTTGGCCAAACTACTGACAAAGAATAGTCATAATATTTCTATCTTAGCTCTGGCGGATATCAGCTCTGCCAGAGCTTTTACCATATCTGAAATATTCCCTTCAGGCACATCCGTTTTTACTTCTTCCTGAATATAGTCACATATGCTTTCTATAGTCTCGTCTACTTTTTCAAATATTTTATTCTTCATTTCATCTCACCTCTTTTTGATATCCAACTATTGACTTTTATCTGTTGTTCTCCTATTCTTGCATTACAGGTACTGGCATACCTAATACATAAGAAAGGAATATTTTTATGTCTGTTTACAATGATTCTTTCAAACAAACGAGCGAGACTTTGGATAAAACTATGAAACAATTTTCTAAACTTCAAACTGAATATATTAAAACTACGTTTTCATCAGACCCAGTGCTTGCTTCCTTTTCTAATTTACAAGAAACAATAGTCGCTTCTTACCGTCAAATGTTTCAGTCCTGCATTCAGATTGTTAATGAATCTACCATCCGTTCCATGAATCAATTATCTGAACAAATGGTTCATTCATTATACGAGAGTTTCTATCATTCTTTAAAAAACTCTCCTGCCTTTCAATCACTTAATCTGGACACTGTACGACTAACGCCCAAATTACTAAATGTGTCCTCTTCATCGTCAAAATCAGAGGGTATATCAGATGCAGGAACTGTGATTCTCAATGCATCAGCTGTAGAAATTTTTAATTTACCTGAATCTGTTGCCACCACAACGTCACCGGGCAGAAGAAAAATATCTGCTATTGACTTTATAAAACTGATTATTTGCGTAATTAGCGTGCTTTCCGATTTACACAGCCTTTTATCTTCCACTTCTTCTGATTCAGAAGCAAAAATGCTTCAAGTAGAAGAGGTTCAAACCGAGTTATTGCAGTCTGGTAATCAGTTTTTATCTGATTTGTTTCAAGATATAGATTTATCTTTATCTAACGTTTCTGGTTCGCTTCAATCGCTGAAAGAGACCGTTGAAGAACAGAGTTCTGAGTTTTCATCTCTAAAAGAATCTGTCGATCTTCTTCAAGAGAATATTGATAATATGAATAAATCCGAGAATACTGCACCTGAAAGCAAATAATCGTAAATAATACAGTTATCAATATCAGTAATTCAAAAATATGTAGTTTGTTCACTTCTTTCTGTAAGTGAGCAATTTCTTTCTTCATTTCTTCTATCTCATCCTCACCTCTTTCTGGATATTTTGTCGAATTTTGTCGAGTTACTCTACTTGACTATACGTTTTCTTACTCCTACTCTATAGTTACAGGGTACTGGCATACCTGAGTATAAAAGAAAGGAGATCTTGATTTAATCTTTAAATGGGCTATTGGAATTGAAACAGTTAAAAAGATTCCATCTTTTCAGTTCACTTTTTTCTGATCTGACAGTAGCTTCTCCATAGGAATATTTAAATAATCAGATACTTTCTTTATCTTTCCTATTGCGGGTTGATGTTTGTCCCACTTATAAATACTGCTTCTCGCAAAACCTAAGTCCATTTCCAGTTTTGTTACTGAAATTCCATTCTTTTTGCAAGCTTCTTTAATATTGGAATAAATTGGCATTTCAAACCTCCTTTATATTTCGCAAAATATTGCGTTTTATCATTGACAAATTGCGCAAAATATTCTATATTAAGAGCGTGACAAATATAATATAACGAATGCCTTTTTATTTATGATATTCGCAATATCTTGCGCAACTTGTAATTTTATTATACACAAGATATGGCGTATGTCAATAGTAAATTGCGCAAAATTTGGAGGAATTTACTATGGGACTTTACGAAAATGTAAAGGAAGCCGCCAAGTCAAAGGGATATTCTATAAATAGATTAGAAAAAGAACTAGGATTTGCCCGAAGCTACATTAGCAAATTTAAAAACATAACTCCCAGTGCAGACAAAATTCAAAAGATTGCGGACTTCCTTGGCGTAACATCTGAGTTTCTTATGAACGGGAAAGAAAATAGTTCACAATCTGAGCTTACAGCCAAAGACAGCCGCGACATTTCCAAAGATTTAGACAGTATTATGGCAAAACTCACTGCCGGCGAAGACGGTCCTGCCAGTTATAATGGAGAAGAGCTCAGTCCAGAAGCAGCAGAGCTTTTTAGAGATGAACTGGAAATCGCTCTGAAAAGATTAAAACTCATCAACAAGGATAAATACACACCAAAGAAATATAAGAAGTAGGTGAAATACTTGAATCGTGATATTAAGAAGATCGTTTCTTACTACAAAAGAAAAACAGGAACTACAGACCCTTTTGAGATTGCCGATCAGCTTGGTATCCTGTATCAAGTGTGTAATCTACAATTTGAGGGATGCTATATGTTCCTGAAGAATCACCGCTACATATTTATTAATGAAAATCTTCCGGAGCATGAGCAACGTCTGGTCATGGCTCATGAGCTTGGCCATGCTCTCCTGCACCGGAAAGAGAACTGTTATTTCATCAGAAATAAAACGCTTTTATTAAATTCAAAGAAGGAAATTGAAGCGAATAAGTTTGCCATGGAGCTACTACTGCCGGATTCGTTTCTGGATGAATACAGGGATTTTACTGTTGATCAGATATCAAGAATGACCGAATATGAGCAAAAATTGATTGAACTACGCATTTTAGATTGAAATTCATAAGGAAAGGGGGACTACATTGGAGATTCAACAATATATAGAAGAACGACTTGAAAACCAAATTCGCTGGTATAGTCAAAAATCAAGTCACGCTCAGAAAATGTATAAAAGATCTCAGATTTTAGAAATTGTTATAGCAGCATGTATTCCTTTATTGTCTGGATACTCACGTAACTGCACCATTATTGCCATTATAGTTGGAATTTGTGGTGCCATTATTGCCATAATCGAATCTGTTTCTAAATTATATAAATGGCACGAGAACTGGATTGAATATCGTACAACCTGTGAGCTACTGAAATATCACAAATATTTATATTTAACCCAATCCAGTCCGTACACTAAAACAGAAGAGTCTATTGATAACCTATTTATAAAAAATATTGAAGATATTATTTCTTCTGAAAATAATCAATGGAAAATAAACGCATCGGCCGAATCTTCAAAAGACACTGCATCTACATAACAGGCTCATATGTCTTTTCGAATACATCTGGCTTGCACGGATACTGTTCTCCTCTTATACCTGTAATTATCCAGTCACCTGGAGCCGCGCGTAGCGGTCCTTCTAATGTTTGTATAATGAGTTCTTTATCTGTTTGGTATGCTTCAATCACTATTGGTTTTTTTCTAAATTTCATACAATCACCTCTTAAAAGAAAGGAGTTATTTATTATGCCAAGTTTATATGATTACCGGATTTTTATCAGTCATGCCTGGAAATACGGAGACGATTACAACCGCTTAGTTAATTTATTAGACCAAGCTCGTTATTTTTCTTATTACAATTATTCTGCTCCAAAAGAAAAACCTTTATTTCCATATGGTACTCCTTACACTTCAGCTGATATTGCACAAAAAATCACCGCCAAAATTCGTCCAGCTCAAATCACATTAGTTATTTCTGGCATGTATGGTGCATATAGTAACTGGATGCAATATGAAATTGATGAATCCATCCGAATGGGAAAACCTGTTTTGGGAATAGTACCATGGGGGCAACAGCAAATCCCTTCATATGTGAGAACTCATTCAACTGAACTTGTATACTGGAACACATCTTCCATTGTTCAAGCTATCAGAACATATGCACGCTAATTGATAAGTACAATTAATTATACCATCTCAATTTCATAATTTCAACTTATAAAGGAGGTTTATATAATGCCATTGCCGAAAGAACACTCTTACACAATAGCTGATATTTATGCTCTTCCTGAGGATAAACGTGCAGAACTGATTGATGGACAGATTTATATGATGGCACCGCCCACATATTTACATCAGGCTTTGTCTATGGAGCTTTCCGGAACCATCCGTGATTACATCCGCAAGAAAAAAGGGCCTTGCCAAGTTCTTCCTGCTCCTCTGGCTGTTACACTTTTTTCTGATGATAAAACATATGTAGAACCTGATATTTCTATTGTCTGCGACAAAAACAAAATCACTGACAAAGGCATCAACGGTGCTCCGGATTTTATTATTGAAATTGTTTCGCCAAGCAGCCGCCGAATGGATTATAACACCAAAAATGCTTTATACGCGGATGCTGGCGTCCGTGAATATTGGATTGTTGATCCTGAAAAAAGAAGAACCACTGTATATTGTTATGAAAAAGATGCAGCCCCTATGATTGTACCATTTGATCAACTCCTTACCGTTGGGATTTATAGTGATCTTGATATTAATATTTCGCAACTTTTGAATAATCTTGGAATAAATTAATCGTCTTGCTGTGGATAATTATGTAGCAGCTGGATGTAATGATAATTTGCAATCTATAATAAGCGATTTTCTATGATGAATATCGTATTATTTACGGATATTATAATTTAAAGGAGGCGTCTCTTATGAAAAAGAAAACCTGGTGTATCTCGCTGTTATTGACTTTGTGCCTGCTCTTCTGCAGTATCCCTGTTCAGGCCGCAAGCGGCTGGAACTCTTCGTGGGGTGGTGGTTATCGAAGTGCTGTCACACTGAAAAGAGGAAAAACTGTCACGTCTTATCTCTCGCGAACAGAACGAGTAAAATTAAAGGTCCCAGGAAGCGGTTACAAATGGAGTAGTTCTAATAAAAAATGTGCTACTGTTTCTTCTTCCGGTGTTGCAGTATATAAGAAGAACGGTTCCACAATCATTACTGCAAAGAAAGGAAAAGCTGTATATAAGTGTAAACTTATAACAGAATCTCCAAGAGCCGGAAAAGCTGTATCTACAATGACTGCCGGAAAAACTTATCAGTACTCTATTTATGGAACAAAGCAGAAAATAACCTGGAGATCTTCAAATAAATCTATAGTTTCTATTGATTCTAAGGGAAAGGCTACTGCAAAACGTTCTGGATATGTAACAATAACAGCAACTTTCGGAACTTATCATTTTGAATCTTATGTAAATGTCAATCCGAAACCCACTGTTGTAAAAACGTATAATATAGGACAGACCTGGAAAGTTCCTGGTCAGTGGAGTTTGAGAATCAATTCCGTCACAGAAATGGACGAACGTAATCCATATTCGGATGTTTATCCGGATGCTGTATATCTCATTGATTATACTTATGAAAATCTTGGATATGGCGATGAATTATATATTTCAATGGATCTTCAGAGAATTGTAGACGCAAAAGGTTATACTGGATATTCTTATCCAAATGACCAGACATATTACCCTCAGGAGCTTCCTGTTGGCGCAAAATGTCATGCTCAGGGAATCGTGGGTGTTGATCATGCCGGAAATTTCAAAATTTATGTTGATGAATATACAAGAACAACATATAAAAAATATTCCGCAATCTTTAATATAAAAGTCAATTAAATATAAAAACCGCCCCAGTACGCCAATACCGGGACGGTGGTGGATCTCCGAAGAGATATCCAATTTTTACCAAAGATATTGTATCATCTTCGGAGCGGCTACACAATCAGAACGTTTGTGTGGCTGTTATTTTTGTACTTAAAATTACATATTTTATAAAACCGAGGTGATATTTATGAGCAGTAAAGTGGCATGTCTTTACATCCGCGTCTCGACAGAGGATCAAACAGAACTTTCTCCTGATGCGCAGAAACGTCTTTTGCTAGATTATGCTCAGAAGAATGACATGATTGTTTCCGGGGACTTTATCTTTACTGAGAGTGTTTCCGGCCGGCATGCACAGAAGCGCCCGGAGTTTCAGAAGATGATCGCCCTGGCGAAGCAACCCTCTCACCCCATTGATGTGATCCTGGTATGGAAATTCAGCCGTTTCGCACGTAATCAGGAGGAATCCATTGTTTATAAGAGTATGCTCAAAAAAGACAATGTGGATGTAATCAGCGTATCTGAGCCACTGATTGAGGGACCTTTTGGCACTCTGATCGAACGTATCATTGAATGGATGGATGAATACTATTCTATCCGGCTGTCAGGTGAAGTTCTCCGCGGCATGAAAGAAAAGGCTCTACAAAATGGCTATCAGACTTCTCCCTGTCTGGGATATGATGCGGTAGGACATGGAAAACCTTATGTAATCAATGAGGCTGAATATGCAGTTGTGTCCTATATCATGGACCTGTACGATAATCATAACCTGGATGAAACTGCTATTGCCAGACGGTGTAATGATCTGGGTTACAGAACCAAACGCGGAAATCTTTTTGAGCGTCGCACTGTTGACCGGATTCTTGAAAATCCTTTTTACTGTGGAACTGTTATCTGGAATGGAGTTGAATTTGAGGGATCACATGAGGTCCGTTTATCCAAAGAAAGATATGAAAAGCGTCAACGGCTGATAGCCTCCCGGAAACGTCCGGTCAAGGCACGAAATGTCTCTGCCTGTAAGCACTGGCTATCCGGTCTTTTAAAGTGTTCTATCTGTGGGGCTACACTTTCTTACACTGGTAACAATAAATGTCCTTATTTCCAGTGCTGGAAGTATGCAAAGGGCTTTCATAAAGTCTCTACTGCCTTGTCCGTCAAAAAAGCAGAAGAAGCAGTAATCAACTATTTCGAACAGATTTTGAACGGTGCCGAATTTACATATGTGTGTAAGCGAAAAACAACTGATAATTCTCTTCAGATTGAACAGCTTCAGAAGGAAATCAATAAGCTGTCCATGCGGGAATCCCGGATCAGGGATGCTTATGAGGCAGGGATTGATACTTTGGAAGAATATAAGAATAATAAAGAACGTCTTGTATCAGACCGGTTGGAGCTGACTGCTGCCCTTTCACAGCTGCTGCAGGAAGAACAGGCAGATGTTCCTGATACAGAAGAAGTTCTAAAAGAAATCCGTTCCATTGCAGACATCTTGAAAAATCCGGATGTAAGTTACGAAGAAAAAGGATCACTGATCCGAAGTGTTGTTGAACAGATTGTCTACGATAAGGCATCTGGGAAAATGTCATTTGACATTATCATATCCTGA